ACTATCATGATGCATAGTGTTCAAGCTCTTTACTGCAATTGAGATTGCCATTGAGATTGCTTGCGGATTTTAGGATGTATAGACAAACGGACATTTGACGAACTGGTTGTCCGATTCAGCATGATAGAGAAAAAAGTCACTGGTATATGCAATCCGGCCAAAGATGCAGGACTGAAAAAATGGATGGACAATCAGGAGGTATGCGAGATTCTCCGCATATCAAAGAGAACGCTTCAGGTATATCGTGAGAAAGGACTGTTGCCTTTCACCCGGATCAAGAACAAGTTCTTCTACAAGCCGGAAGATGTGCAAAACATGTTGGAATCAAGTTATCACCCACAAAAAAGAAAGCCATGAGTTACGATCTTATAGACAGAAAGGACCAGCGGATTGATACTATTTTCAAAGGGCTGGAAAACATGGAGCGTATGATAGACGCAATAAGGACGGCTCCGAGACCCGCATTCCACAGTGATTATTTCCTCACGGACGAGGAACTTTCAAAGCTGTTGAAAGTAAGCCGGCGTACCTTGCAGGAATACCGGACCCTCGGCGTGATACCTTACTACCTTGTGCAGGGAAAAGCCCTTTACAAAGAGTCAGACATACAGAAAGTTCTTGACGACGCATATAAAAGATGCAGGGAAGAACAGCGATGGGTATGAAACAATGCAAAAGAAACGGCCTCGTTACAAGGTCGTTTCTTTATTTTCTGATAGCTGGCTTTGGGATTTTCGTCTCTGTTTCCTTACTATAATATCCTCCTCATATAAGCCGGATGTTTGGCTTAGACCAGCTGCCTTCAGACGTTTCATGTCTTCATCTACTTTCTTGTCGGTGACTTTAGCATAAAGCTGCGTAGTTTCAATTCGCATATGGCCCATCATTTTACCGACCGTTTCAATTGGAATGCCCATTGAAAGAGTTATATGAGTTCCGAAATTGTGTCGCGCCATATGGAATGTGAGTTCAAAACCGTATACCTCACCTAACTTACGGGTAAGCATAATGAAATACTCACGCTTGTATAAATTGAAAACCTTGTCATCATGACGCTGTTCCCGATACTTTTCAATTATCTTCAACGGAATATCCAACAGCCGTACAGAAGACAATGTCCCTGTTTTCTGACGTTGGATATGAATCCACCACGAACCATCCTCAGATTGTATAATATCATTAACAGTCAGTCTTTTCAAATCTGCATAGGCAAGTCCGGTAAAGGTGGAGAAAATGAACATGTCTCGGACAAACTGAAGCTGTGGCTTCTCGACCGGGGTTGTAAGCAGTGTCTTCAGATCTTCCAATTTCAGATGACGACTTTTCCGTTTGGGTAATTCCGGATGAAGACGACAGTAAGGATCGCGGCGTATTGTTCCCTGACTGACAGCCCTCATAGTCATCTTCTTCAGTCTATAAAGGTGTTCATGTACTGTCTTCGGACTTAAGTTCCTGTTCGTCCTGAGAAACAGTTCAAAGTCATCATAAAAAACACGATCAAGATTCCGTAAAAGAACATCCTCTATACCACGTTTTTCCTGCACAAAAGCAGAAAGGTGCTTATATGAGCGCAAGTAGGAATCATAACTTTCCTTTATCCGATCCACCCCGATACGCTTCTTGAACTCCTCGTTATGCTCTCTGAAAAGAGCCAGCAGAGTTAGCGGTTTCTGACCGACTCCCATCACAGCATTCTTTACCTGCTCTGCCGTAATAAATCCCAGACTGTTCTTAATCCGCCTATAATGCTCCTTGATTTCTTTTGTCAGATCATCAATGGCCCGGTTGACGGTAATAGCATTCTCACTGCGGCCGTCAGCCCGTCCCTTTTCCGGATTCCAAACGGCAGGATTGACAGACACTTTCGTTCCTATCTGTTCCCATTTGGCATCTATGCTTATCTTGCACAGCAGCTGACATGTTCCGTCTTTACGGATTTTGGTACGGTTTATATAAAACAATATCGCAAATGTACTGCGACGTTTGATTTCCATATTATCAGTATTTCTTTTCATAATCCTATTTTTTGCCATTATCAAATAACTACAGAAAACCTCTCAGCAATTTTTTTATCCAATGCTTTTGTATCTGTATCTATCTTATTGTCTGTAACCTTTGCATAAAGCTGTGTAGTGCCAATTCTGCTGTGTCCCAACATCTTGCTGACCGTTTCAAGTGGTACACCATGGGAAAGGGTGATTTCGGTCGCATAGGTATGACGGGCCACGTGGAAGACCAGCTTGCGTTCTATGCCACAGAGTACGGCTATCTGTTTCAAATAATGGTTCAACGAACTGTTGGAATACATAGGAAGAAGTTTTCCCTCAGGAGCCACATCCCGGTACTTTTCAATGATATGAAGCGGCAATTCCATAAGCGGTATTTCAAAATCTACACCGGTTTTCTTGCGTGAACTCCTAATCCACCAAGTGCCATCTTCAGCAAGGGAAAGATTCTCATTTGTCAGCATACACATATCGCTATAAGGAATACCAGTATAGCAGGAAAACAAAAACAAATCCCGTACATGATAAAGGGTGCGACTATGCAAAGGGGTGGTCATGATTCTGTTCAATTCCTCTGTTGTAAGATATTTTTGTTCCGGTTGCGGATGTGTCGGTTCATAACCCACAAAAGGAAACGCTGTAATGATACCGTCCGCAATCGCTTCTCCGACAATTGTTTTCAGCCTTACAGTAAGATTTACAATCGTTCCTGGAGCTAAATGACATTCCGTACGCAAATGCAAATCGAATTTTTCAATGAAAGAACGGTCTAATGCTGCAAAAGGAATGTCTGACAACTTGTATTGTGACTGTAAGAAACGAACCAGATGATCATAGGAATTTCGATAACCGTTCAAGCTGCTTTCCGTCCGGTTAATCCCAACACGTTTCTCGAAATTTCTCATGAAAAGCCTGAAATAGCTTAACAAGGTTTCCTGTTCCGAAGCCATTCCCAAAAGCTGGTGTTTTACTTCTTCTGCAGTAACAACTTCACGGTTTGCGGATTGTTCCGCATAGATACTGAAAGCAGCTGCACGTATTTCATCCAGCCTGTTATTTATGTCTCGGGCCGCAGCGCTTTTCCCACAGGCACGTCCAGATAACCACAAAGACTGTGGCACACGAAGCTTAACACTGAATGCTGTTTCAGAGTACTTGCCGACAATAAGCCGTGCCATTACGGGACAATTTCCCTTGGCATCCGCCTCGCTCTTTTTAAGGTAGAACGAAACCTTTACATCTGTTTGATTCATAATCTGTTCCATTGTTTGCAAAATTAACGGAGACAGAGTTAATCATCGGCATGTAAAATATCGTCAAACATAGACAAAGCTATCACCATTGACTTCCGGAACCTATATTTTTCATATCTCAAAAAAAATAAGTACCTTCGCTAAGCTAAAATGATAAAACTGCGTTCTTTATGGTCGGAGCAAAAAGGATTTTCAAACAACTCCATACAACTGGAATGGGCAACGGATAGGTAGCAATTTTTCCGCTTAACTATTCAAAAAACAGCTTCAAAGCACACGTTTACAAATGTAGAATAATATTGCCTATCTCCCTGAAAACCCAATAGTTTACATTATTCTTCCTAAATCCATCCGTATTTGGGCGAGTTTTGTTATTTTTGTGAGTATGAATGACAAGTTGCAACAGATCGACACCCTTTTAGGTGAACTGAATCAATACAGGGCCAATGAAAATTACCGCATTACAGAGGCTCTGGAGATTGAGTATACCTATGACAGCAACCGCATCGAGGGAAATACCCTGACCCTCCATGAAACGGATATGGTGGTCAACAAAGGTATTACCATTGCAGGCAAAGGGCTGAGAGAGCATTTGGAAGCCATCAACCATAAAGAGGCCATTGATTTTATTAAGGACGTAGCCCAAAAGAAAGAGCCGATCTCGGAACGTGTGCTTTTGGATATTCATGCCATAGTCCTGCACAGCATAGACAAGGACAATGCAGGGAAATACCGCCGTGTACCTGTCATTATCAGCGGCAGCAAGCATATTCCTCCCCAGCCTTATCTGTTACAGCCCAAAATGGACGAGTTGTTTCAATGGTACGAGACAAACAAAGATTCCATGCACCCGGTTGTATTGGCCGCTCAGATGCACGAGAAACTGGTGTCTGTTCATCCCTTTATTGATGGGAATGGCAGGACAGCCCGTCTGCTGATGAATCTGATATTGATGCAACACGGTTATCCCATAGCCAATATCAAGGGAGACAATGAGACAAGGCGACGCTACTATGAGACTTTGGAGGAGGCATCCTCGGGAGATAACTCGGCTTTTTTGGAGTTTATCGAGGATGTGGTAATTCAAAGTCTGACGTACTATCTGAAAATCATCCGGGGATAATATCCCAAGAGATTATAATTGGAGAGGTGTGGAGCGATCCATGCCTCTCTTTTTATTTGGCTTTACGTTTCAAGTCCTCGCCTAAAGGCTGTGGGCTTTACTCTGCAATCCCTAACGCATGGCTGAAAACTCCTCTTGCCGGTGGTGTTCTTCTTCATACAGCCTCATGCGTTCTTGTAATGC